CTTCATGTAAACGGTGATATCAGACAGAATACTCTGTTCTACGTTCATTTTTGTTTTGTTTTTTAATTAAGTGAAATAATAGTATCAGTATACATAGACTTTGGTTGTACCCCTGAAAAGCGTTGTTTGGCAACACCATCTTTAAAGAATATAACTGTTGGCACACTAGTAATGAAATTTTCCTGTACCTCCTCTGGAGATGTATCTACATCTATAGTTTGAAAATTAACATTTGGAAATTCACTTTCCAGTGTTGTAAAAAGAGGAGCAAGCTGTCGGCACGGCTGGCACCATACCGCCGTGAATCGTTTAACCGTTATCATAAATTACTGATTGTGTAGTTATAAATATAGTATATACTTTGTTTAAGATTCAAGTTTGAAAAACTTCTGTTGAAGAAGTTGTCTTTCTTCTACATCAACATTAGAAAAGTCATTTACTGGTTTCTTATTAGTAATACTAGTTTCTATATCGTCATCATCAAGTGGATCTCTATCTACTTCAATAAATCCATTTGATGTGTTTATATTTGCTTTAAAGGTCATACCATCAGCCCCATATCTATTTTTCATAATATGGAAACGCCCCGTTCCTTCTATTTTATCTTTACGTTTACGAGCTAAGGATATAATTATATCCCCAATCATTATTTTATCATATGATCCAGCTGCATTATCACCTTCAATAATGTCGGATTTAGCCGCTGTTCTGTTTGCTTGTGATGGAGATACAATAGGTATACCCTTTTCTTTACCAAATGCTTTAGCAGCTACGTAAACATCATCAATTTCATCTTTACGTTCTTTTCTACCCTTAGTGCGCATATAATCTAGGTAGTCAATGATGATTAAATCGGGTTTAAAATCATTTTGATGCTCAAGCTGCTGTAAATGTGCCTCTATAGTATCAAATGATGCTCTCTTAGGTGGGTATTCTTTAATAATTACTTTACCCTTTACTTTACCTACTATCGCATCTACCTCTTTACGGTGTAAATGTAATTTATCTACCTCAATACCAGAAAATATTGCATCATAACGTTTACCAATGTATCCTTCACCTAGCTCTAATGAGTAATGTACTACATTGTATCCTAATGCTGCTGCATAAGCACCCATTGCTGTTACTGCCCATGATTTACCACCACCTGGGTTGCCAAATAATAATACTAAATCACCTTTACCATATCCACCTTGTGTTAATTCATTAAAGGTAGGCCAAGGAAATGGAATACAGCTACGATCATCCTCGCGATATCTAGCTTCAATATCTAAATTATAATCTAAACCTACGGTTTTATCTTCACCTGCTCGTACTGCTTTACCAATTAACTGTAAAATGCTATCAAAATCATTCATTTCAAGTAACTGAACTGAATTTAAAATTGCTTTTTTTACTTGTTGATTGCGGCAGAAATTACTAAATTCAGATTCAACCCATTCTAAATCAGATTGATCTGACATTTTATATGCCTCTTTAAGCGCCTCAGCAATTGATATTTTTAATACTTCATTATCAATTTTTTTAACCTCAATAGACATTGTCTCTACTGTAGGTGTAGTGTGGTATTTACTAAAATATTTTTGAATATACTCTACAACCCATTTATGTGCTGATGATTCAAAGTATTCTGAATCGAGTGAATCAATAATATTGATTAGGAATTGTCGTTGTGTTAGTAAGGCACCTAACACCTTAACTTGGAATACAGGTCCGTACGTGGATAATTTTTGGAGAGTTGTCAATTTATAACCTATTTAATTATTATTTAATCTTTATATGTTTCGTTGTTAGTATTGTTTTAAAATAACAGATACATCTCCCTGAGTCTTAAGCCTGATGGGCGGTGTATCATTGTGTGTATACTTCGCTGGTTTCAACTCCATGTATACACCTAGTTATTTAGTTAATAGTTTATCTCTCATCCATTTAGCACCTTCAATAAACATATAGGTAACTTCATTCATAAGCTCGTTAGGGAATGCTAACTCGTATTCTATCTCCTCATCACTTGGTAGTTCTATTGGGGTTAAAGAATCAAAAACTTGTACCATTGTAGGAGTTGAACCTGAAGTATATTTAAGCATTGCTTCCTTTACTTGTTCTTCTGTGTATAGTTTTTGTTGTGCCATAATTATTTGTTTCTATGAATTTACTTAGCCTATTTTGAATTTCCAAATAAATCCTCCAGCAGATTTATTTACACCTCTACAACACATTGATATACTAGCATTACCAACACCTGTATGTTTTTTAGCTTCGGCTGCATTTTTCCACTCATTAATAAAGTTACCTTGCAAATCACATTGTATTACCTTATTTCCTTTTTTAGTATTGCCTCTTATTTTCAAATTAGGTTTACCTTTTTTCAATAGTGATTGTTTTTCTCCCCATTCTTTAGGTTTTGTTTTTCCTTTTTTAGCTATACTAATTTTTTGTTTTGTTTCTTCAGATATAGGTACATTACGTTTACCTCTAGATTGACCTTTATCTTTTCTAGGTTTATGTTGTTTATGAGGTTTATGTTTAGATCCTTTATTACTTATACCTTGTTTTAATTTAGATTCATCACTTTTCCTTCCCCCTTGTTCACCTAATCTTAAAACTAACCCATTTTTATCTAATACATTATAATACTCACCCCAGTATATTTCACGTTCATTTAATAGTTCTTCATTACATTCTTCTATTACTTCAAATATATGGTTTTCTACGCCATATTTTTCAAATGAACGTTTTAATTTAGGTTGAAATTTACACCCATAATTTTTATATTCCTCCCATCTTCTATTAATATCGATACTTTTACCAATGTATATTCTATTATTAGGTGATGTTATTTTATAGATACCTATCATATTGTTATTTACAATAAATATCTAAAGAGAAAAAGAGCTGCTTTAACCACGATTGTACATTAGGAATACTTTCTCCTAATTTATCATTATGATATAACTGAATAAAGATTGGTAAATTTAAACTATATGAATTGTTAAATGCATCTTTTACCAGTTGCTTATTTTCAGGTGATAGAAAGTCTCCATCTAAAGACATTAACTGTTGATTAATATATAATTGACGGCTTCTTTCTACAACAGATAAATACAGTTTATTTTCATTAATCAGTTCTGCTGATTTTTCTATAATGCTTTCTAATGTAACTTGATGTTGTCCTGTTAATTCGGGAAATAGTTTAATTAGCTTTTTAGGCCCTAAACCAGTAACCCCAGGTACATTGTCAGATGAATCACCTAATAATGTCTTATAATTTATAAAATTAATACTGCTTACCCCAAATTCCTCAAGTACATCTTTTGGAGTATATATTTTCTTTTTAGTAGGAGAATATAATGATACTTTAGGAGATACTAATTGAAGGAAGTCCTTATCAGCAGACATAATAGTTACCTTAGAGGTTTCACTATGTTTTTCAAATTTAGTAGCTAAATAGCCAATGATGTCATCTGCCTCTAACCCATCTATACTAACAATTGTAATAGGTAAACATTGTAAATATTGAATCAAACGCTCCATTTGATTGTTAATACTCTCTTGTTCCTCGTCTTTTGACTGAAATATAGAGTAATTAGTCATTCGGTTTATATTTCTATTTGCCTTATAATCAGGAAATAGATTTCGTCTTGCGTTTGAACCTCCAACACCGTCAAATACGATAATTACTTTAGTAGGATCACACATGCGAATAGTGTATCCTATTGATTTTAAAAATCCTGTCAAACCACCAATGTGATGTCCGTCAGGATTTATATGATTGATCATTGTAAACGACCTTAAAAATGTATTAAGGCCGTCTACGATCAATATTGAATTAAGTTCTTTGCGTATATCTGGCTGTACGTTGGAGAGTAATTGTTCATATTTACTCTTCTGCATCAGTGTCGATTATATCTTTTATGTTTTCTTCCATTTCGCTTTCTTCAACAACATCAAAGTCAGTTGATCCTAAGATTTGCAACCACTCTTTTGAGTGTGCTTTCTTATATTCATCAATTGCTTTTTTATCGTCTTCAATAAAGCCGTGAACTGTCATTACTACAGTTCCTTTTGTTTGTACTCCAGTAACGTGGTTTTTATCAGCTGATATTTTAGTACGTTTAGCAAATTCAACGTCTTTACCATCTTTAGTTGCTTTAATCTTACTTGTACCACTATTGGTTACATTACCAAATGTAATTACAAATGAAGAATCAAAGAACATAGTATCACCACCCTTATTTTTTAATTTAGGCATTTCCATTGGTGAATTTGGTTTAGCAACCCAAACCTTATTTACAGCAACGAATGTGTTAGTGTATGGTTGATTTTCTTTACGTGATAAAATAATCTTCTGATTGATAAAATTACCAAATTGTTGAGACATTGCTCCAGCATTCCACTCGTTGTTGTTTTTATTTGATTCAATAGACAAACGACATGGTACTGATCCAACTGAATCCCATAGAAATAATAAATCAAATGGTAATTTACCTTTTGCTTGTTCGTTAAGTAGATCAGCAATAAATGCTGCTACATCCTCAATTGTATTGAGTGATCCTCTATCTACATAGATGAAGAAACCTTTATAATCTGTAATTTCACCTGTTTCTTTATCAACTACAGGATCCATTTCAAATCCCATTTGTTGAGCATGCTCCCAATTCCATTTCATCTCAGTAACAATAAAAACAGGTAATATACCTATTTTTTGTGCTGCTACTGCTGCCTCAAGCATCGCTGTTGTTTTACCTGTATCTGAATGGCCACGTAAC